TGGAAGCACGATTATATCAACTCCTGGCTCCCGTCCTGGATGATCGGCCCGCAAGAGATCAAGCGGCACCGGCTGAGGCTGGTGAACATCACGATGAAATCCACGATCCTCGGCGAGAGCACGACCGGGGACGTGGGCCAGGGCGGCCGCAAGACCGCCGCGCTCATCGATGAGGCTGCCCGGATCAGGGAGCTGAAACACGTTATGAGCGCCCTGGCCGACACCACGAGCTGCCGGATCCCCAACTCGACGCCCAGCGGCCCGAGTTTCTTCTCGGAGCTGCGATTCGGTGGCAAGGTCAAGGTGTGCGTCCTGCCCTGGTGGGATCATCCGGACAAGGGCGTGGGCCGCAAGGTGGTGGTCCACCGGCCGACCGGCAAGGCGAAGATCGTGAGCCCCTGGTATCTGAAACAGGTGGCCAAGCGCGTGAGCAAGCTGGAGATCGCCGAGAACCTCGATATCGATCACCAGGCCGCCGGCTTTGTGTTTTTCGACGTGGAGGCGATCAACCGCCAGCTCACGACCTACGCCCAGGTGCCCCCGACGTACAGCGGGGATCTGATCTTTCAGACCCGAACGATCTACGACGATCTACCCACCGAGATCCGACTGAGGAAGATCGGCAAGATCCGATTCCGCGCGATGCCAGGCGGTGGCAAATGGCGGCTCTGGACCGAGCTGGAGAAGGATCGCAATGGCCGGCTCCGCCCGCCCCAGGATCGGAATTATGTGTTCGGGATGGACGTGTCCGCCGGCGTGGGCGCCTCCAATTCGGTGATCTCGGTCTTTGACGCTCAAGCCCGATGGAAGGTGGGCGAGTGGGCCTCTGGAGCCCTGGATCCGGCCGAGTTTGCACGCGCGGCCGCGATGGCTGGGCTGTGGTGGGGCGGAGATCGAGGATTCGCGTTTGCGGCCTGGGAGGCCAACGGACCGGGCAACAGTTTCGGTCGCGAAATGATGAGGCTCAAATATCCCTGGTTCTATCGCCAGCGGCGGATGGACCGCAAGCGCCAGGAGCCGACCGAGAAACTGGGCTGGTGGACCAGCGACCAGTCAAAGATCGATCTGCTCACCGATTACCGCGGGGCGCTCTCCCAGGACAAGTTCCGGAACCCGAGCCCCGAGGCTCTCACCGAGGCCAGCTCATACATCTGGTACGAGAAGCACGGGAGCGGCATGGCCGGGATCGGGCCGGCCACACTCCAGAATGAGGGCGCCGACGCTCAAAAGACTCACGGGGACCGGGTGATTGCCGACGCGATCGCCTGGCACGCTCAACAGTGGGCGATGAGGATGAGCCCGCCCGATCGAGTGGCGCCCGTGGGTTCGGTGGCTGAGCGGCGTGATCGATCGAAAGCCAGGGCCAAGAAAAAGCGGGCATCGGTGCGGTAATTCAATCGCGGGTGTTCGACCTGGATCCCAGGGCGTGAGCGGGGTGGCCCCCTCGATCCCAGGGCGTGAGGGCTGGTGAGCATGGGATTCGTTCGACCGGCTACCATCACCCGAGCGTGGTGGAGTCCTGGGTATGGAGCTGCTCCTCTGGATCGGCGTCGTGGTGGCGATCGCCGGCTGCATGGAAATGCTGATCGAGTTCCCCCGGACCGTGGTCCGGCTGATTGGCCTCCCCCGGGCGATCCTGTTCTTTGCGGTGGGTATTCTCGCTTTCCTCGCTCTCATCGCGTTACCATCCGGCTGAGCGTGGCACGGAGGCCGACCAAATGAGCCAGATCCCAATTCAGCCACAACTGGGACAACCTCAGCCGCAATCCCAGCCCGGGGTTCCCCTTTCCCCAGGGCTCGGGGCTGCGGATCCGACTGGCCTCGGTGGTCCCCAGCTCGGCCTGGCCGGCGGTCCTGCGCTCGGCGGTCCCCCTGGCCTGGGCTCACCGCTCCAGCAGCAACCCCTCGAGGGCATCGCCGGCGCCTCTCCCTCCGGCCCGCCCATCGGTCCGCGGGTTCTGAGCGACGCGCGGGATATGGGAAACAAGCGGATGAAGCCGTTTCGAGACGGCCGGCGGGATGCGATCCAGGAGTATGTCGGGCGCTGGTACGGCCAGAGCGATGAGAAGCACCGGCCGTTGAACCTGGTGAATCAGGCGGTCTCAGTTCTGATTCCCCACCTGGTTGCGCCGAAGCCCGAATACACCCACATTCCCAACTTTGCCGGCATCGCGCCCCAGAGCTTGGTCCTGAGTGTGCTCCTCAATCGACTCACCGCTGAGATCGATCTGGCGATGACGTTCCGGCGGTGCGTTATCAATGCGATCCTCGGCCCGCGGGCGATTATGAAGATCGGCCAGCGCGCCGGCTCGGATATGGTGAAGATTCAGGGGCGGCTCTACAACAAGGGCCAGCCCTACGCCACTGATATCGACCTGGACGACTACACCCCGGACCCGACGGCTCGGAATGACAACGAGCTGTATTGGGAGGGCCACCACTACCGGCTCCCTCGCCAGGTCGCGCTGGCCTCGGGCATCTTCAACAATGCGGATATCGAGCGGCTCCCCCGCGTGAGCGAGCGGGCGCCCGGCTTTGATCTGGGCGTCGAGTCACTCAGCACGCGGGCGCTGGCGATCGGCTCGAGGTTCGAGGCGATCGATATCATCGAGCTGTGGGACGGTGTGATCTACGATGAGGATAAGAGCTGGAGCGTGACACTCCCGGGGCACCCGGGGTACGTCTCGAACCGCTATCTGCTCGAAGAGGAGCACCAGGGCCCCGAGCGCGGGCCGTACCGCCACCTCTGGTTCCACGACGTTCCAAACAACCTCATGGGCCTCCCGCCGGTGGCGATCTGGCGCGACCTGGCCGAAGCCCTGAACCTGGTGGCCGCGAAGATCATGGACCAGGCGGCCAACGCCAAAAACGTCTTTGCCTACTCGCGCGACTCCGCCGATGATGCGATGAGCGTCCGGGATGCCGCGGATATGGAGGCGATCGCGGTAGACAACGTGAAGGAAATGCAGCAGTTCCAAGTGGGCGGCGTCGTGGCGGACCTTCACACGTTCCTCGGGACCGGCATGGGCTGGTGGAATATGCAGAGCGGCCAGGTCGGCACGCTCGGAGGCGAGATCGATCAGAAGCTCGCGACGGGCATCCAGGCCGAACAGGCAAACGCCGGCGTGAGGCTCAGGGATCTCCAGTCCACCAACAACATTTTCATGGAAAACGTCGGCAACGATCTCACCTGGATCCTCGCGACCGATCCGCTCATGCAGGCCAGCGTGCCCTACCGGATCCCCGGCGGCGAGTACATCGAGGTTCAGTATGATGCGGCCGCGCGTGAGGGAGACGCCCTGGACTTCGGGGTGAAGCTCGAGGTTCACAACGCGATCGCATCGGATCCGATGGTCCGGGCTCGCCGGGTGGTCGAGCTGATGACCAACGCGGTGCCGGCTCTGCTCACGGCTCACATGACCACCGGCGGGCTGCTCGACTTCCCGAGCGCTCTGAGGCTGATCGGTCGCGAGCTGGATATCCGGGAGCTGGATCAGATCGTGAAGGATCCGCAGCTCGCCCAAATGAACCAGGCGCTATTCGGCCAGGTGCCACCGGGCCAGGGCCAGCCAGTAGGGCAGAGCGCAGCTCAACCCACCGGGAGGTTCGGTGTCGGCACGCAAGGCGGACCAGGCAACCAGCAAACCAGCGCCCATGGGGTGAGCCAGGCCGCCGGAGTCGGCCAGCCCCAGGCCGCATAACTCAGGAGCATGAGCGTGGAACTTATTGTGAATGTGGCCGGCGGGCCTTGGCCTCGCGCGGACGGTGTGATCTACGACGCTTTCCCCGATTCGGTCCCGATCACCAAGGCGTACCAGTGGACCAGCCTGGTCAACGATCCGCCGCCGGTGGTGCCCGTGAAATCGGTGATCGAGAAGATCGACGCGACGGCCGGCCGGACGTTCCCGCTCACGAATCCCAACGAGACCGACCCGATCGGCGGCGACAAGTTAGGCATGTTTCACTGGGACTATGAGCCCCGCAACGGGTTCGGCAATCGGTGGGATCTGTTCAGGCGTGAGTACAACGCCACGCTCTGCAACCAGTGGCTCCAGATCACCCTGGCCGCGGTCCGGCACTTGAAAGAGGGCCCTGGCAAGGATTGGGAGGTGGCGCTCTGGGGGATGCCGCTGCTCCCGAGTTCCTCGGGTGACGTGCCGAGCATGAAGGATCTCGGGGCCGGCGGATCGGACGAGGATTATGGGCGGGTAATCAGCCACCTCACCCCGCTCTGGCAGACGATGGACTTTTGCCTGGTCGGCCATTATCTCCGCGACACACACCTCCGCTCGGGACCGATGGCGGTCTATCAGTGGACCCGGGAGAGCCTGGAGCTGATGCAGCAGCTTTACGGCTACAAGTGCATCCCCGCGCTCTGGGGGCACTACTCGCGAGGTTCTGGCCGGAACGGCCAATTCCTGGACTACATGGATCTACTCCTCCAGCTTTACGCGCTCAAGCTGGGCGGCGCCGAGCGAATCTGGCAATGGTTCGGGATCACCTCCCAGGCCGCGGCCGAGTCGGAAGCCAAGTGGGTCAAGAGCGTATTCGTGCCCGCCTGGAATGTGGTGTTCGGCGCGGATGACGGTCTCGACCTGTCCGAGCCAATGCACTCGCAAGATGAGGATCTGGTCGGCACGATCGATCAGGATCAGGCTGATTTTGCACCTGGCGGTCAGTTCAATAACCCTCCGGCGAACGCTGGCCCGAGCCTGAGCTGATGAACAATCAAATGGTGTTCGATATTCTGACTTATTATTTCTGCGGCATCGGGAAAGCCCAGGTTTTTCACGCGCGAGGGCAGCGAGCAGCGTTTGAGATCGTGAGAACCCTGGAGGCTTTCGATACCGCGACGGTGGTTGTGAAGAGACGGAAGGCCGCGCAAGCCTTCGATCGTGGCCCCGAATCAGCATATAAGTGGCTACGGGCCGTCAAAAAGCGGCTCGATCGTTTGGATCCTCAATGCCCCTGTACGACTACATGAACATGACGAACGGCGACACGATCGCGGATGTTTATCAGAGCATCCACGACGAAGCCCTCACCGAGATCGACGGGGTTCCCGTCCGCCGGCTGGTGGTGCTGGGCAAGCACGCCGCCAAGGCCCCCGCGCATCGGGCCTGGATTGGACAGGAATCCCGCTCGGTCTCCCTCGGGCTCAAGGCGAACCAGATTCCAGCCTTTTGCCGCAAGCATCCGAGCTGGGAGTTTGGCCAGGGCGGCGATGCGATCTTCCACGACGATCAGCACATGAGAAAATGCCTCAAAGAGTTCAACGAGACCAATCGGGTCGATGAGGCCAAGCTGGCCGAAGAGATTGGGAACGAAAAAGAGGGAGAGATTTCTCCCCGCGTGACAGATATCCCGCTCCCCGAGCGGATCAACAGGAGTCCGAGCGATGGCTGACAAAGATCTTGCGGTACACCCCACCCCGGGCACGGTTCGGACCGATCTGGGCGAAGCCCCAGCCGAGGCAACTCTCGGAGCGACCCCGCTCGGAGGTGACACCACCGCCTCGGATGCCGCGGCGGTCGCTGCGATCGAGGGCGCCCAGGCTCAGGCGTATGGAGTGGCCGACGATGGGACGCCCGTCGCGACGGATCTGGGCGTGCCCCCATCGAGAGACCTGGACGCTTTCGGGGATGAGATCGAGCCAGAACCGGCCGCCCTGGCTCCCGCACATCCGGTAGGGCAGCCTGGACCGGCTCCAGCACCCCAGACAGACCCATACGCCGGCGTCGAGCCTCACCTGGTTGCGGCGGCCCAGGGGATGAACTGGACCGATGAGCAGATCCAGGGCCATATCCAGTCCGTGGGAACCGAACGCGCCGCGGCCGATTTTGGGAGGTATCATTCGAGCATCGTCCAAGAGGCGAGCCAGGCATCCTATGAAATCGGGATTCCTGGAGTTCAGGGGCCAGGCAGTACCCCGCCCGGCTTTGTTCCAACCCTGGACGCTTTCGGTGGCCAGCCCGCACCGGCCCCTGCCGTGTACCCTGGTCCGCAAGCGACTCCCGCCCCCCCGCCGGCGTATCCCTCCCCGGGACAGCCGGCGCCCCCGGTAGCCGCACCTGGCGCTGCTTCCCCCGCTCAGCCGTTTTTCAGCCCCGAGGCGAAAACGAAACTGATCGAGGGTCTGGGAGCGACCGAGGGGCAAAGTCTGATCGATGCGATGGAAACTGCCATGGGGCAGCAAACCCTCGCGATGACTCAGATCCAGGCCCAGGTCCAAGAATCCCAGCAAGCCGCTCAGAACGCCGTGGCTGCTCACCAAATGGAGCAAGTCCACAGCGAGCTGACACGTTTGGGCACGTCCAAGGGGTCCAATGCGGACTACTACGGCAAGGATGTCGCCCGTGCCAACCCAGAGCAACTCCAACACCGATCGAGGACCATGGATCTCGCTGGGGCTATCGCAGCCTCGCACCGATCCCGGGGCCGGCCGATTAGTGTGGACCTTGCGATCCAGCGGGCGCATATTGCCGAGACCGCTCACATGGCTGAGCAGGCTGGAAGACGATCAGTAGAAACTCAAGTAGTGCAACGCGCCCGGGCGGTCTCGATACCGCCCGGGGGAGCGGGTTCTGGCGTGAGACGCGCCCCGAACCCAGAGGAAGATGCGATCTCAGCGATCACAGCGACCTGGGCGAAGCACGGAGTTCAAGTCTGATCCACGCCAGTCCGCTCCTCCCTGGAGCAGATCATGGCTGGCGTTACAACAACTGCCCTTTTAGACGTTCTCTCAACCGGCCTCGCCAAACTCCCGCAGGGTGAGTTTGAGGTCGCGCTGCAATACCAGCAGTATCCCATCGTGGATCAGTGGTTCCGCCGGCATAAGCGCCGGGTAGCCTCTGGCCATTCCATTTCCATGCGAGTGCAGCTCCAGACGAACGGCTCCGCCCGTCACGTCTTGCTGTACGAGCCCACACCAAACAACCAGGTCGATACGATGAGTGAGATCTCGGCTGGCTGGGTCCATGCCGAAGCCAAACTGCATTTTGAGGCTCACGAGTTGGATATGAATCGTGAGCCCAGCAAGCTCATCGACCTGATGAAAGAGCGGCGCGTTGCCGCGTTCCTAGACCTGGCCGATGAGATTGAGACCCGGGCCTGGACGACTCCGCCCACCGCGGCCTCAACCAAGTTCCCGCTCGGCGTGCCCTACTGGATCAATTTCCTGAACACCGGCACCACTGATCTCACGGGCTCGTTCTCGGGACAGACCGCGATCTTTGGCGACTCCGCGACCACGACCAACGTCGGCGGGATCGATGGCTCTGTGGCAGCGTTCGCGCGTTGGCGCAACTTCGCAGCCAACCACCTCGGCATGAACATGGACACGATGGACACGATTCGCCGCGCGATCAGGCGCGTCGGGTTCACTCCGCCCGTGACCATCCGCGACCTGTACCGTGGCGCCGCTTCTCAGCTCCGCCTCTACAGCTCCCAGGACTACGCCGACGAATACGAGCGCATGGTCAACGCCGGCCCGGACAACCGGAACGGTGACCTGAATCCCTTTGGTGGGATTCTGACGTTCAAAAGGATTCCATGGATCGGTGTGCCAGCGCTTGACAGTGTGAGCCATAACCCGATTTATGGCTTGAACCATGCCTATTTCTTCCCGTATGTGCTCCGCGACTGGTGGCTCAAAGAAGACGAGCCGATCCGTGACCGCTCTCAGCGTCATGTGTTCACAGTCGGGATCGATTGCTCGTACCAATTCTTCTGCCTGAACCGTCGGGCTGGCGGCTTTGTGCTGCACAGCTCGTTCTGATTCGCAAGCTCTCCCGGCCTTTTGGTGAGCGGTGTAGCTTGCCCTGGGTCGCGACAATCAAGGAGACCAGATCATGGGATTCGGTCAAGTTACATACAACGGCCCAGCGTTCGCGACCCGGGCGGCCTACTACACCGCCCTCGCGCTCGATGGCACAACGGCGATCACAGACTCAATCCTCGACGGATATGTGCTGTGTCTCGATCATGTCACTCGAACGATCACCGCGCCCTCAACAGCTCCGGCCCTGGCTCACTTCGCAGCCGGCGGCACCACGATCGATCTGACAGGGATCGCGGTGACGAAAGCGGAGGATGGCGCGGCCGGCGATAACCTCACCTACTTCGCCGGGGTTGCTACCGATATGGCTCCATCTTTCAACTCAGCCGGCTGGTTGTGGTTGACGGTGGGTGGTGCCGCGGTTGATTGCTATGTGGGAATCAACGTCACAACGGACCCGATCATCG